TGCAAGGGGAACGAATGCGCCATTAACGACCGTCTGGCGCAGCATGACTAGCGGAACAACCAGATGATCTTTGCCCCTGAAGGTCTCACGCCGCGCGCCGGAAAGCAGGTTGGCGCGGAAGGTCATTTGACCGCCGCACCCGCACCCGCAACCTCTATTAGCCCGTAGTTTCATGCCTTGGGTAGGCTCCATCTAAGGGAACAGGACGCTTCACAGCGGCCCTTTGCAAAGTTTATAGCATGGTTTGCAAAGTTTGCAAAGACTATGCGCGCATGAAAAAACCGCCCCCGAAGGGGCGGCTTAATCACTGTTTCAATTTCAAGCCCCGCCTAGCCGCAAACCACCCGCCCATGTCTCAACGGGCCTTGCCCCGACCGACGCGCCGGGCCGTAACTAGCCTCGCCTCACCCAAACAAACCACGACCGCCAAACAGTGCCACGCCGGACCACTCCCCGCCTTACCCAGACCGCCAGCCTTGACCAGCGCGACCGCTTATGCGGACTGCGCCACGCTTGCATCCTCAGATGCCGCGATTTCTTCAATTGCCGACAAGTCAACGCCAGCATGTTCAAACGCGCCGCGATAGCGTGAAAGCCAGCCGCGCAATGCGCCTGCGCCCTGCCTGCGGATTTCGGCAAGCTGCGCCTCATCCTGCGCGTCAACAGGCTCATACCCGCCGCCAGACCTGCGGCCCGCCATTGGCGACACATAAGCCGGATATTCGCGCGTTGTGACGGCCACCACGTTAGACGTGCTTTCGCTTGTGGTAGCGACGATCCGAAGCCCAGAAGCCATGCGGCGGGCAAGCGCTATGCGATGTTGCCGCGCGGCCTCTGCATCTGACATGCCATAAAACGCATCATACATTTCATGGTCAGGCCGATCTGCCAGCCAATCCACAAACTCACCCGGCACAAACATATTGCGCCCGCTTTCGGCAAGGTATCCATCAATGATACGCTGCCTGTCTTTTGCTTTAAAAGCCATTGCTTTTCCTTTCTGTTGATTTTGACCGTCTTAGCCCGGCCAGAACCCGCCGCGCAGCAACGCGCCAGAACATGACCGCCACACCCGATCGGGCCAACCCTTGCCCCGCCTTGACCGCCTCACCTGACCAGACGCCCCCGCGCCACAACAGACCACGACCGCCTTACCTGACGTTACCCCGCCGCAACGGACCTCAACACGACCGCCTTACCGTGACCGCAAAGGGCGACAAAAGCCGCCCCCGCCAATTTCATTACGCCGCACGGCGCTGGCGCTCCTCTTCAAGAAGCGCCATCAATTCCGCCGTGTCATCATCCGCACATTCGGGGTTTTCCAGCGCGTATTGCTGCACGTCTCGCCCTTCTTGCGTGACTTCATCCCAATAGGACTGCCAGTCTCCCAGATCGTCACCAACCACCGCAAACGTTCCATAGCTGCCCCGACCCTTTTCCTGCCTAAAGTCGCCAATTCCCACAATGACGCCAGCGTTGGAAAGCAGGGAAACAATCGAGTGAACCGAAAGCGTCGGTTGCACAAAGGCAATCTCGACCTCAGCACACCAGCGCGGCAGGAAAGCCCGCGTCCGAACGTCCGGCGTTTTAGCCATATCCGCAGAACGGACAATATCCATCTTGAGATAGGGCTTGCCCCACATCTTGATTTTCTGCTCGGGAAGGAAAATCAGGCGCTGGACGCTGGACTTGGTAACGCCCGGCGTTTCCAGTGCCGCCGTTGCCATTGCCCCCTTCACCCCCGGCGCAGGGAAGCCCAAAAGCGTAGGGCCATCAGGCAAGCGATACACGCTGTCGTAGAACTCGACTTCTGGATCGTGCTTCAACTCCTTCTTTTCCGCAGCGGTTTTCTTGCCGCCGCCAATCAGAAGGGTGCGCTTTGCCTTGGCGCTCATCGCGTTGAAATAGAAGGGCGTGGTGCCGATCAGCTTCAAGGTAACGCGCCCCTGCTTGAGCGCGTCGATATGAAGTGTTCCGGCTTCTGCTTTTTTAACAGCCATTGTCGCATCCTTGACTTGTGGTGCGACGATTGCTTGCGCTACAATGCTGCAAGCCTGACCCGTCGCATCCGGGTTATGGTTAGAGCGAGTGCTAGGGCTGTCACCCTGCCTCGCTCGACAACACTAGACGCGCAGAAATTTAGTGTCAACAGAAAAATACTATTCAAGAACAATATCCCGCCCGTTCGCAATGCGCGGGATCCACCCGCAACGGCAATTCGGATGAAGGGGGATCATGCCGTGCGCCTGTTCTGTCGTATACGGACCGCTTGCCGCAGCGTCTTGGCACTCTTGGCACACCTGATCGTCACCCGCAGTCAACCATTCCGCTTCAAGGTCAACCCCCTGCAATCCCGCATCTTCAAATGCGTTAAGCTGCGCCTCAGTAGTTGCCGCGACAACCTCAGTCCGCGCCAGTAGCCGCGCCCGCGTGCGCCCGATCTTCTCAACCCTGCCAACCAGATCGCGGGCAATGTCCATACTGCCCCGACCATCGGCCAAGCCCCGCGCCAGCGTGTCGGCAATCTGGCTATCCATTTCGCGCGTGATGCCCTGCAAGCTGTCATAGGCGCGGCTGTAGATGATGCCCACGCGCTCGGCGTGAACGGGGCGCAGAAACGCGCTGTCAATGTATCCCGGCGATACTCGCGCGCCCGCCTGACGTAGCTGTGTGGCGGCATTGATAAGCCCGCGCCGATAGCCTGTCTGGATATAGGTGTTTGCCCAGATGCGTTGCGCCGCAACCTCGCGCGGCAATGACTGNACCCCGCCGAATATCTCCACNCCCTGCAACTGTTCCAGCCACGCCATGAACGCGCTGACNTTGGCNTGATCGCTTGGGAAGTCGAACCCGCCGCGATTGGCNTTNAGNCCGAACCCGTCACGCNTNACNACCTCGTTTCGGATAGCCTTCGCCATGCGCGCGAAACGGCGGTTAAAGTCAGCCTCGAACCTGTTGCGGATCGTGGTTGTGCGCGTAGGGTCTTGGCGTCTGGCGTTGGTGGTCAGGCGCGCGTGATGATGCCCGCAAGTGCAGGCCGTGACCGCCTGCGCAGAATACGCCGCCGCCCTAAGTTGCGCGCCAAGGCTCATTCGTCATCCGCCCCCATGTTAAAATCATCCGCATCATCCGGCAACGCCATCAGGTCAAAGTCACTATCCGGCGCAAGGCCAAGCCACTGTCGGAACTCCTGCGGCGCAACCACGGTGTCAGCCGCGCTGTTGCTGTATGTCGCCACGGCCTGCGCGCGAAGCCCCGCAATGGTCGCCTCTTTCTCAGGGCTGGCAGCGCTGGCTTGCGGCCATTCCACCCACCAATCGCCTTGCGCCTCGATCAGGTTGCCTGTCTCGATCATCTTGGCAATGAACGGCTCAAGCAGGTTAGGCCCACAGAACGACTGCCTGCGCTCATCAACCCGGCTTTCCCATGAGTTTTCATCTTGCGAAGATGCCAACTCGCCGCGCTCTGAGCCGAACAAGATGCGCTGCGGAATGCCCGTTGTTCCCGCGATCAGCGCTTGCAGCGTTTCGATATTCGGCTTGGGGTCCGCAACATTCGTGGTCAGCAGCTTGACCGTTGCGCCTTCTAGCGCCATGACGCGGCGTAGCTGATCCTCGTAATCCTGAGCCTGCTTGCGCATGGCCTCGATCTGATCGGGGCTGAATGTCGCCATACCTGTGCTATCTGAAGCGGCCTCAATCGCCATGCCGCCGCGCGCGTTCAGCCAGAAGGTTTCAGCGCTAGACGCAACAACCTTTTCCAGATCCAGCAAATGGTTCCAGACCGGGCGCAGCGAAGGCTCCCCGAATACATCGTTGTCGTCTGTGTTTTCCGCGACATGGATAACCCGGCTGTGATGCACGGTAAAGCTGGAACGCGGAACAACCTGCTTTGCGCCCCTGTCAGATAGCTGATTGACCTGCACGGTGTACAGGACCGGAAGACCATAGCGCGGGTTGCTGGCGTCCGTCTCCCATTGGTTGATCGTGACCATGTGTTCGGGATACGCCGAAAGGAACGTCAGATCGGCATGGCCTTCAA